TCGCGTCATCTCGGAGACGCCGAGAATGCGGTCCTCCCAGAACGGCGCGGTGAGTGCTGCGGCCAGCGCCGAGCTGTCGAGCTTGTGATGGACGTTGTCGATTAGCAGGAGAGCTGGGATCTGCCGCAGCTTGGCGGTCACGCGCTTGCGCCATTCCTCGTCCTCGCTGGCCTCGGTCATGACGGAAGCGCCGGTGCCGGTGAGAATGGTTGCGATGGCATCCACCATCAGCGTGGCGCCGGTGCCCGGTGCGGGCTTCTCGATCAGGTGAAGCGGCGTCGGCCCGTCGACCATGGCGCGCACGAACCCAAGCAGCAGGAGGGAAACGGCGTGGGCGCGCTCGGCGACCGAGGTAAACGGGAAATCGCCCAGTAGATCGTCCAGCAGCAGTGATCGCGCCTCGGCGATTTGCTCGGTGGTGGGACGCTCCGGGATCGACGGCACCGTGAATCCGGGTGCGGCGTGGTAGAGCAGCCGGGCATCGGGATGGTAGCCGGGCTCGGTGAGCAGCGTGCCGCCGCGGCCGAAGACCGGCGTGGTGACGATGCCGGCGAGCACCGGCAGGCCGGGATCCGGCGTTGCCAGGATCGATTTGATCAGCGCCGTCGGCGGGTGGGCCGGCACCAGATCGCCGTTGCGAGCGGCGCGTCGCCATATCGCGAGTTTCGCCAGCATGTGGCGCAGGCGCTCGTCGGTGATCATCGCGGCTACCGGGCGGCCTTCGTCGTCGGGCACGATCCAGGTCGGCAGGCCGCCGGAACGGAATATCCACGGTATGCGGTTGGATTCCAGCAGTACGCCCCAGGCACGGTCGACGGCACGGGCGAGGTCGCCGTTGTCGGCGCGCAGCGCTGACAGCGGCGTGGCCGGTTCGACGAAACCGATCGGCAGGTGGCGGCCGGTCACATCGGGCGTGCGCGCCCCACCTTCATCAGCCCTCGTGGTGAGCGCCGCCTGGACGATCGCTGCCACGGCCTCCGTGCCATCGCGCAACAAGACATCGTTGAAGTCGTCGCCAGGTGTTGGCGGCAGCGCTATCGCGACCTGTCGCCCCTCACCCCGCAGACGACGCGCTGCTGATTCCGCCGCACGGGCCCCGGCGCCAGATGCATCGTGGTCGGCGAGGATGACAATGCGATGGGCATCCGGCGGAAGCTTTACCTGCTCGAGATTGGTGGCCGACAGCGTCGCCCAGACCGGCAGGCCGGTGCAGGACTGTCATGACGGCGAGGCCGGTCTCGATGCCTTCGCACAGCCCGAGAGCAGCAGCGGTGTTGATCGGGGCCAGCCGCACCGCACCGCCTGCCACCTTGCCCAACATCATGCGTGGTTTTGAGACAGCGGCCTTTATCACCGTATCGGGGGCATTTTCATCGACCTGCAGATAGGTCCGATGAATGGCAAATGACTCGCCGGCAAGGTCGCGCACCACGCCGATCATCCCGGGGTAGCCGGACTTCGTCTCCCAGTGCGTCAGGTCAGGGTGTGCCAACAGATCGGCGCCGTCGGGGACAGCAAGACCGCGGCCACGGAGGTAGGTAGCCGCCGGCGTGCCGGCGATAGGCCCGGCGTGATCGAGAATGAAGGCGATCTCGCGCGCCGTGTCGCGTTCCGGCTTCGCCGCTGTTGTCGGTGGCGGCGCCTGACGTATCGGAGCGCCGGGTGACCATCCCGCCATTTCGGCGGCGTATGCAAACAGATCGTGTCCCTTGAGCCCCGTCGACACTTCGATCGCGCTGAGCGGACCGCCGCCCTGACTGCCGTCGAAATCGTGCCAGTCGCCCGCGTGCTCACCCTTCAGCGTGATGACGCAGCTGCCCTGCTTGCGTGGCGGCGCACCCCTGATGTTAGCGAGCCTCCACTCGTCGCCGACCCGCCGACCATTGGGAAAATGCCGGGGCACCCAGGACTCTGCCGTCGCGCGCAGACGGGCGACGATGGCGTCGAGGTCGTAGCGAGCCTTCGGCGGAAACGGATAGGTGACGTTGTTGAGGTCGATCATTGCAACGCCTCCGGTGGGATCACGCCGCAGAAGAAGCTTTTGTCTCTTCGGATCGCCATGAAGCCAAAGCCAGGACCGGAGTGTTTCGGGTTGGCTGCGATCCAGAGGCCGGTGTTCGCGTCGTAGACGGCGTTGCCGGGGCCGAAGAGGGCGTCGAGGAAGCGGTCCATAGGCATCGCGCGCAACCGACCTTCGACCTCGCGCATATCCTCAACGCTGGTGCCCAGCTCTTCCGCGCGCTTCTGCTCTGAGTTCTTGGTCATAGTGCGGTCTCTCAATCGAGGATGACGAGGCCCCACTCGGCCCGTGTGATTGCGGTGTAGAGCCAACGGGCCCGATCCTCTGCCGTGCGGCCGAGACCGTCGTCGTAGACGATGACGTTTTCCCACTGCGATCCCTGGCTTTTGTGACAGGTGATGGCGTAGCCCCAGACGGTCTCGATCAGCCCGCGCATCTCCTTCCAGTCTCGGCGGGAACGCTCCGGATCGAGGCTAACGTGGTCGTCGTAATGGCCCTTGTAGAAACGCTGCCGGCCGGTGACCGCCACACCGTCCTCGGTGGTGACGGTGGCACTGAATGAAAGCGGCCCCTCGTCACGGATCTCGGCCAGCGACACGAACATGCCGTTCACCAGGCCGAGGTCATGGCGGTTCTTGAGGCAGATGATCTTCTCGCCGCTTCCCAGCGGATGCGCGCCGACAAAGCCCGCGGCAAGCTTCATGGCGGCGTTGAGATGGATCCGTGTGGCGTTGCGACCGCAGATCACCTGACCGCCGCGCAGCAGCTGCTCGGGCGCGACCTCGTTGCGGCGCATCTTCCAGACATGACCGTCATGGGCGCCGTAGGGGATCGGCTCACCCTGCCGCGCCATGGTGGCTAGCCGGATAATGGCGCTCTCGCCCGCCTGCCGGTGGATCTCCGTCAGCATCACGTCGGGTGCCACGTCGGTGAAGGCGCCGGCGCCCTTGATTGGCGGCAGCTGACCGGGATCGCCCAGCACCAGGATCGGTTTGCCGAATGCCAGAAGGTCAGCCGCCATCTCGGCCCCGACCATCGAGACCTCGTCGAGCACGATGAGGTCAGCCTCGCGCACCAGCGATTGCTCGTTGAGGACAAAGCGTGGCTGGTGAATATCGCAGAGGCGCAGCTCCAAGCGCTTGAGCCGCTCCATCGCGAACAACTGCTCCGCCGGCGGCAGAGTCCCGAGGCTGGCGCGCAGGGCGGCGGCCTCCTGTTCGATCCGCGCGATCTCCTCCGGCGTTGCTTCCGAGACCCGATAGATCAGGCTGTGGATGGTCGATGCTGGCGTACCTTTGCGCGTCATCACCAGCGCGGCCTTGCCGGTGAAGGCGGCGAACAGCACGCCTCCAACGGCGCTGCCGTCGCGACTCATCGAAGTGAGGCCGAGCGCCTCGATGGCGTGCAGCGTGATTGTGCTTTTTCCAGATCCGGCAAAGCCGAAGAGCCGGAACACCGCCTGCTCGCGCGTGGGATTTCTATACCAGTCTACAATCGCGCGAATGGCAGCCGCCTGCTGCGGCGATGGCGTGAAAGTCATGCCATGCCCTCCCAACAGCGCTGGGCGTAGGCGCACCAGCTGCAGAGATAGAAGTCGGGGTTGGCGGCGATACGCGGCGGCAACTCGCCTGATCCCGCGGCGCGGATGATGTCGACGGCCTTGTCGGAGAGCGCCTGGGCGGAGGCTGCGTCGAAGGCGACGATCTCGTGATGAAGGGCCTGGTTGTCCTTGTTGAGCGCGGTGAACAGCGCCGCCCCCAGTTCCATGTAGGCCATGTAGATCTGCAGCTGGGCGTAATAGACCGGCCTGGAGAGCTGCACGCCGCGCTTGACGATGTCAGTCCAGGACTTGGCATTGACGGCCTTGTGCTCGAACAGGACCGGCCAGACGACACCGATGTCGGGCCCGGCGACGATGACGCCGTCGATGTGCCCTCGGACGCGCCCATTCCCGGTCACGAAGCCGAATTGCTCGCCGTCTCTGCGGTGGGTACGCAGATCGAAGCCTGCGGCGCGCAGCCAGCGAATGGACAGCGTCTCAAACTGGTGACCGGCGTCGAAAATCCGCAGGGTCTGACCGTTGAAGCCTTTCCCGTCATCGAGCGGCGTGTGGGTGATCTCGTACACGAGCTTGCGCGCGCAGGGCTCGCCGATGCGGCTGCCGCCAAGATAGTTGCGCGGACGTTGCTGGCGGTTCTGCTCGACCAGCGCGCGGTCGATCAGCGCGTTGACGCGCTGGCTGGTCGCTCCGCTCGGCGTCTGGCCGCCATACACGAAACCAGATCCAGAATTGAGGTCGAGCATCGGCGCCACCTCAAAATGGGATGTCGCCGTTGAGCGACTGGCGCTGCATCGAGTCCTGGAAACCATCGACGCAGGCCTCGATGATGCGGTCGATGTCGTCGGCTGCGCGGTCGTGGAAGGGCGCCAACAGACCGAGCTCGGTCAGCACCTCGGCGAGGAACCGGCGGGCGTCCTTGATCGCGCGGGCCTCCATATCGGTTTTGTCGATCATGCCGTTCATCCTCGTGGCGATCGCAGCACCCGCGCACTGACAGCGGCGCGAGCAGAAAGCGAAGGTCGGATACCGGTCCGGCTGCAGGTGATGCGTGTAGTAAAAGCCGCGAGCGGCCCCGCTGCAGACGGCGCAGACTCTCACCCCAGGAGCAGCGCTGAGAGCTTCTGCGACCCGGGCTCTTCGGGGCGTTGCGCAATCCGCTCCGACGCCAGCACGATGAAGCGGCTGATGGCGTTCTGGGCCATGGCATCGAGCTCGGGCATGGTCAAACAGCGGATTGGCTGATGGAGCCGTCCTCTTCCTTCGAGCCATTCGCCGATCGCCTTCGCCGCTTCATGCGTGACGTGCGTCTGCCACTCGTCGTCGGTCATGGCTCACCCGTTGAGCCAAGCAGGACCAGGCGGCTTGCCTGCCGGTGCGGCCCCGCCGGCTGGCGGCTGCGACCAGGCGGTTGCGCCGGCAACCTGCGGGGTTCGCGGTTGCGGCTGTTGTCCGGCTTGTCCGGCTTGCGGCGTCGTCTGCGACCAGGCCGGTTGCGTGGAAGCGGTCTTGGCGGCGGTCCCGCGCGAGCGGCTCGGGCTCGCCGGAACATCCTTCCCATCCATGACGAGCTTCCATTCCTTCTCGGTCGGCAGCACCACCCGATCGAGGCGGTTCTGGTCGCCGTAGCGGGCATCATCGCTCGCCTCGACCTTGATCTTGGCGATGAATGCGATGCCGGAGAGATCGGCGAGGCCGCGCAGGATGCGCTTTTGCTTGGCCGCTTCGCTCATATCCTGCGCATCGAGGCCGAGCGCGCTGTCGATCATGGCGCGGAAGGTGCTCTTGGAAATTTTCCAGGCGATCGAGACGCCGTTCTCGTCGACCTTGCCGCCCTGCACGGTGAACATTTGCCAGAACTTGCGCCGAGTGTGCGGCCCCTCCGATACGGTGAACTCGCAGTCGAGCATCCGCACGTCGCTGGTGGGATCCTTCGGCGCCTTGAGCAGGGCCTGGTCGACCTCGGCCTGGCCGTCGATCCCGCCTGGGCGGATGATCATTGTCACCTTGGCGAAGGTGCCGTCCGGAATGAGCTCGCCGCTCTTCTGCGGCTCGGCATCGTTCATGTCGTAGCCCATGGTCTTCATCCTTTCGTGGTTGCGTTGATCTTTGCGAGAAGCGCGCCGAGATCCGGCGGCTCAGTGAGGTCGAGGCGTCCGCTGCGATCTTTGGCGGGTAGGACGAATGGATTGCCGGCGCGGCAGACCAGGCGGCGGGCATCGCCACGTTCGGGCTCATGCCGCCAGCCGTCGCCATCGGCGGCGAAGAAGCTCATCGAGATGACCTGGTCGACGATGCCGGGGAGCTCGCGGGCAGCTTTGCCGCCTTCCATTTGAGGCTGCCAGGTGACGCGGTTGAACTCGTCGGTCACGCGTTCGAGTATACCGACGAAAATCACCGTCCTGGCCGGCGCGTGCTGCAGGTGTTTGAGCAGCCCGATGACCTCGCGCGCGAGCAGACCGTAGGCGCCGCGGGTGTCAGGCTTGCCGGTCTTGTCGGAGAAGGCTTCCGGCCGCGTCTTCGCCCATGCCATGGCTTGGCGGGTGAGATCAGTGATGCTGTCGACGAAGATGTTGCGCTTGCCGGCAATCATGCGGACCAGATCGGGATAGGTCTCGCTGAGATGCCGGTAATGCCCTTCCGAGAAGAAGCCAGACGGGTCGGCCGCCGGATTGACGCCGCCGGCAAGACAACCGATATCCAGCGCGTCGGCGAAAGTGCGCACCGGAATACTGTCGCCCGGCCAATCCTGAACCGACTTCATGCCGGCTTCGAGATCGATGCAGAGCGTTTCTTCTGGCGGCAACGTCTTGAGCAGCGAGGTTTTTCCGACACCGCTCGGGCCGAAGATGGCTATGGTGGTCTTGGCGCCGGCTTTCGCGAGGCGCTCATCCGCGGTGACGATGCGCAGCGCCATCACAGCCCTCCCTTGATGTTTTCGAAGCGATAAAAGGGTTTGCCGGTCTTGACCGTGCGGGCCGGTTCAAACGCGGCACGGATGGTGTTCGGCCAGGCTTTGGGCGCGGACGCGCGATCAATAGGTAGCTGTAGTCGTCTGCCCCATGCCGGCGCTGGACGAGATGGGCGATGCCGGTTTCGGCGGCCCAGAAGGCGCGGCGGCCGACCCGGACGAGTTCAGCCCGGTCACGCTCGGGCAGACGCCCGCTGCGCGCCGCACCGTCGGCTGCGAGGTAGCCTCTATAGTATTCGATGATGTCGCCAGGCGCGGCCTGACCGAGCCACGCGCATAGGTCGATCTCGGTGATACCGCCTCGGGGCGGCGCGATGACAATCGTGTCCATGATGTTCTCCTACTCAGCGCATCCGCAAACCGTCTCAGGCGGCAGCCGAAAGCCCGCCGGTCATCAGCCGCAGCAGGATTTCGTGTATTTGGCGGTAAAGGCTTGCGCGCGAGCCCAGCCCGTCCTGGCTGAGCTCGGTCGGCGTGCGGTGGACGAGATGGGCGCAGAGCGCCAGATCCGACCGGCGCAGGGTGCCGAGCGCCCGGTCGAGGTCGAGACGGCGATCGGCACTGGCGAAGTCGTCGGTCGGCTGGCCCATCATGGCCAAGTAGCCGCTGCCCTCGGCGATCGTGTCGCCGACGGTGGTGCCGTCGGTATCCGGCAGCGGGTCGTCGAGCGAAACCGGCGCGTACATGCTGCGGTCGCGGCGGATGCGCGCCGCCAGTCGCGCAGCCCGGTGAGCGACGACCGTGCCGGCGAACGCACCCAGGCTGCCGCGGGTCGGATCGAACGACTTGAGCCGCACGATCAGGTCGACGAGGAGGTCCTGGCGGAGATCCGCGAGGTCGTCGCAGGAGAGCCACAACCGTCGTGACAGGCGCCGGGCCGCAACGTCGGCCTCATGCAGCAGGATCTGCAGGTCGGATCGGGAAATCGGAGTGGCAAACGGTCCTGACGTGCGGGTGTCAGATGTAATAGAAGCGATGGAGTGCATGTCGTCCGCCCTTTTAAGGAAAAGCAACGGCATGCCGTCGCTAACGGACGTTCTATTACTCACATCGGCGCGGACTTGTCGCTAGCCGGCTGTTTCGCCAATCGTGCGTGACGTGAGTTTCACCAATGGCGCGATTCACGAAGCCTCGTCTTCGCCCTCGCTTTGATCCTTGGATTCGCTGTTCAATTTGGTGATCCGCACATAAGCGCGTTGGACGGTCGATGAATCCAAATCGATCGCCGTCGCCACCTCCCGATAAGCGCTGGTCCGTTTGGGGCGCCGATCGGGGTGCCGCGCCTGTTCCTCTTCCAGCCAATCAATCACCTTGAAGTAGATGGTGCGGTCGCGTTCCAGCATCGTGGAGTGTTTGAACCAGCCGCCCTGACCGGGACCGTCCTTGCCGAATCCCAGCGCCTTGCCGACGCGCTCTGACTCCCGATTGACCGGCCTGCCGTCCGCTACCTCATCACGGATTTCCAAGATGCGGTCTGCCGCATCGGTAAGAAAGTCTTCCACCCAATCCGGTGGATCGATTCCATATCGGCGGGCGACCGCGAGCGCCTCCCAGGCATGGACCGGATTGCCGTCGCGGCCAAAGTCGGCTTCCAGTTCCCGCAGCGCTGATTCGCCGTAGGCTTGGACCCGCTCGACGTTGAACGGATCGTAACCGTAAAAGCCGGCCGCGAGCGTCGCTGGCATGGCGATGCGGGCCAACAGGTCAGCACGCTCATAAGTGACGGCGGTCAATCCGGCGGTGTGGAACAGTCCGAGATTGGCGCGATATTCGGTCAGGAATCGAGTTTGCTCGGCAAGAGTCGGGCCATAAACCGAAAGCATCCGTTGCGCTTCGCTGGCCATGGCCCTGGCGTCACGCGCGAAGGCGATCGCCGACGCAGTTTCAGCGTGCTGGCGAGCCTGATCCAACACCCCCCAATGGTCAGTAATGTGCCGCGCCGCCGCGCTGTATACTTGTTCCCGTACCACCCGCAGTGCGTCGTGTTCACGCAGCGCCGTCGCCCGGCGCATCAAATCATCGTCCAGTCCCCCCGTCAGTCGCCGCACGAAATCGCGATCCAACAGCGGGTTCAGATAGCGGCGTTGCCGTTCGAACACGTCCATCTGCTCGGAGATCGCACGCGCAGCTGATCCGGCCGTGACCGCGTCCAGGGACTTCTGTGCCTGTTGGACCTGTTGAAGCTGATCGCCGAGGCGGCGTGTCCGGTCATCGAAAATCGCGCGTTCAACAGCGCCGGGATTGAACGTGCCATAAAGCGCGATGCGTTGCCGCTCCTGTTCCGGGAAATCGCGCATGGCGCGATCCATCGCAGTCGGATAGGGACTGCCATAGAGAGACATGTTCATGTCGCGCTGCCTCCTGCCATTTGCTCGGTCGCCCTCAGCATCTTTTCGTCGCCGGGGCGAAGTGGTTTTCCGGTGTCGGGATGACACGAAGCGGAGAAGCACTGTCGATACCAGAGCGCCAGATAGGCTCGAAGTGCGGCGATGCTGAGACGGTGTTGGGCGACCCTGGGTAGTTGGTTGGGAGGTGACAACGCGAAAGCAGACCAGTGGCTGGACCAAACGCCCTTTCCCCCGACTACCTCTCTGCAGCCGAGCGACTCGCCGAAATCGCCGAGATTCTGGCGGCCGGCCTAATACGGCTGCGGGGGCGACAGTCCAGTCATTTATCTCCCGACTGCGGAGAGAGTTCACTCGACTGTCCCGGCCACCAGAGCGGTCATGCCGACCCGGGTTCTCTGGAGGTCGAAGCATGACGGATACCGTCCTGGCGCGCATTGCGGCGCTGAAAACGCAGCCCATCACCAATCTCAAGCAGCAATGGCGCGATCTCTTCGAAACCGAGCCGCCGCCCTATAACCGCCGGTTCCTCGAACACCGGCTCGCATACCGGATCCAGGAGCTGGCCTATGGTGGCCTCAAGCGCGAAACGATCGAGCGGCTCAAAGCCATCGCCCAAGACATTGATGGTGGCGATCCGGCGCGCCGCCGCCGTTCTGCTACTGACCGACCGATCGCCGGCACGCGGCTCATTCGTGAGTATCAGGGCGTCGAGCAGTGCGTCACCGTGCGCGACACCGATTTCGAATACCAGGGGCGACCGTACCAATCGCTGTCCGCGATCGCGCGCGCAATCACCGGCACGCGGTGGAACGGGCTCCTCTTCTTCGGGCTCAAGAATCGGCGAGGAGCGGAATGAAAAAACCGATCGTTCGAAAACTCCGCTGCGCGGTGTACGCCCGCAAGTCCACCGAGGAAGGCCTCGAGATGGAGTTCAACTCGCTCGACGCCCAGCGCGAGTCGTGCGAGGCCTACATCGCCAGCCAAAAGGCCGAGGGCTGGTTGCTGGTCCCCGACCGCTATGACGACGGCGGCATCTCCGGTGCCACCCTGGAGCGGCCGGCGCTGAAACGACTGCTCGCCGATATCGAGGCCAAGCGGGTCGACGTGGTGGTGGTCTACAAAATCGATCGGCTCAGCCGCGCACTGATGGATTTCGCCAAGCTGGTCGAGGTGTTCGACCGCAACAACGTCACCTTCGTCAGCGTCACCCAGTCGTTCAATACCACGACCTCGATGGGACGGCTGACGCTCAATATCCTGCTTTCCTTCGCACAGTTCGAGCGCGAGGTCATTGGCGAGCGAATTCGCGACAAGTTCGCCGCCTCCCGCAAGAAGGGCATGTGGATGGGTGGGTTCGTTCCGCTCGGCTACGACGTCAAGGACCGTAAACTGGTTGTGAACGAGGGCGAGGCAGCGACCGTCCGGATGATTTTCCAACGATTTGCCAGGATTGGCTCGGCAACCACGCTGGTGCGCTCGCTCAGGGCAGAAGGCACTGCCGGCAAGCGGGGCAAGCTGGTCGACAAGGGCTACCTCTATAAGCTGCTCAACAATCGGGTCTACGTGGGCCAGGCCGTGCACAAGGGCACGGCCTATCCGGGTGAGCACAAGGCGATCATCAGCCAGAAGCTCTGGGACAGGGTACACATTATACTATGTGACAGCCCCCGGCGGCGTGGTGCCTGTTCGCGGGCCCAGACGCCGGCCTTGCTCAAGGGCCTCATCTTTGGCCCGACCGGCTGCGCCATGTCGCCGACGCACACGCGCAAGGGTGGCAGGCTCTACCGGTATTATGTCAGCCAGTCGGTTCTCAAACATGGTCCCGACGCATGCCCGGTCGGGCGCGTCCCCGCCGACGAGATCGAGGCTGCCGTGGTCGACCAGTTGCGCGGTCTGTTGAGGGCGCCGGAGATCGTTGTGGGCACGTGGCGCGCGGCGCGATCCAAGATCAAAGGCATCGCCGAGGAAGAGGTGCGCGAGGCGCTGGAGCGGCTCGATCCTCTCTGGAACGAACTCTTCCCCGCCGAGCAGGCGCGCATCGTCCAGCTGCTCGTGGAGCGGGTCGATGTCAGCCCACACGGTGTCGACATCCGCTTGCGGACCGAAGGACTCGCGAATCTGGTCACCGACCTCCACGCCATCAAACCAGAACCCCGGAGGGCGGCGTAATGACCGAGCCGAATCTCAGCGCCGATGGCCGAACCGTCACCGTCCGCATCCCAATTTCGATCCGCAAGCGGGGTGGCAGGAAACTCGTTCTCGCGCCCGATGGCACAACCGAAACCTGGACGGCGCCCATCCGACGGATCGACAACGCAATGGTCAAGGCGATCGCCCGCGCGTTCCGGTGGCGAGAAATGCTGGAGAATGGCACGCACGCAACCATCGCGGAGATCGGCGCGGCTGAGAAAATAAACGTTTCCTACGTAAGTCGAGTGCTTCGGCTGACCCTGCTCGCACCGGAGGTCATTGAGGCGGTTGTTGATGGGCGGCAACCGCCAGACCTCACTTTGGCAATACTCATGCGGCCGTTTCCGGCCGGATGGGGAGAGCAGGTGTCGGACAATGCCGCTCCTCTCGAATGAGTGGCGGCATTTCCATTCTTGTAGTTACATTTTAGAATGTGCGGACGCTCCGACAACGTCATGGTCAAGGCAATCGCCCGCAGTATTATTGCGAGCCAATCTGGACATCAGCAGCTATGGCACCTACGAGAGCTTTAACGAGGTGGCATCCGAATGCTGACTATCAAGTGCAGTGTCGTGAGCAATACCTAGACCACGAATACCTTCTGGACCTCGTCACCAAAGTGATTGATGACTTTCACGCAGATACGGCCATGTTTCGGTCGTCCGAAGGCGCGCGAAATCGTTGAATTCAGCTCCTCCCATGCGGTCTCGTCGATCTCGGCCTTGAGCGCGCGCTTGAGCCCGTCATACGGATCGTTGCCGACGAAATAGGCCTGCCGCACGAAAAAGCTCTCCTCGTCGTAGTCGTGGTCGACGAACCACGCCGCCACGTCGTTCATCAATTCCTTGCCGCCGGAGGATCGCACCTCGCCGGTGGTCGGATCGAAAATATCCATGCCGCGGATTTCCACCCGTAGCATGTCGTCCTTCAATTCGTGAATGATGATATCCGGCTCGCCGAACACCACGAACAGGTTGCCGGCGCCGGTGGCCTTGAGCTTGTCGGCCATGCGCAGGTCCTGGTTCATGCGCGCTTTCAGCACCGTGAGCCGGCCGAAATTGAGACGCGTGTCGTCGACCTCCGGCGCGAACGCAAAGCCGCACACGATCAGCGTGTCGAACAGGTCGGCAGCCTCGCGCGCGGCGCGGCGCACCAAATCATAGCCCACGGTGTCGTATTCCGGTCCGATGCAGACGGCGGCGCGCTTGCTCGCGCCCTTTTCCATGTAGCGGCCTTCGAACTGGATCAGTCCGGTGCGCGACGCGAAATGCCGAAGGTTCTCCAGCATCAGCCGTTCGCCCTTCTTGCTGTTCTGCACGCCGGCGATCTTGAGATTCTCGTACACCACCTGCGCGAAATCGGTGATGACCACGCCGCTTACTCCGTCACTCTCTCCCCTTGCGGCAGAGGGTGGCGAGCCGGGTAAGGGGTCAAGCTCATCCCCCACTGCCAGCAAGTCCTCCAGATACGGGTCCTCCCCCATCGGCAGCACGCGATGCGGTGACAGGCTCTCGACCGTGAACGGCCCCGCGACCCGCACGACGCCGCGCGCCTTGTACGGCCGGTCATAGAGATATTCGACTTCGGCGTTTCTCTCGATCGAGTCGTCGATCTCCTTCTGCCGCGCCCGGCGGGCCTCCCACCATTGGGCATGAAGCTGATTTGCTGCGTCAGACCACTTTTCATCCACTGCACGCGGGATCTGCCATTCCTCCCACGTCTGCTTAAGCGACTTATTCAGTGTCTCGCGCAGCGGCTCCAACGTCGCCTGCCAATGATCCCAGATCACGTCGATCTCGACGTTATTGGCGATCGACTTCAGCGTCACATGGGGCGCTAGCTCGTAGACGAAGCCGTGGCGGATATTATTCGCAAATGGACCGCGCGCCGGCGGCCTACCAACCACCTCACCTTCGGTACGCGCACCCTCCTCACTGTCCTTGAGCTGGTAGTAGTCGAATTTCGCGCCCATCAGGCGCGCCCGTGCGAGGGTTAGCGCGACGCGGCTAGTGTCGACGGTGATCCAGCGACGACCGCATTGTTCAGCGACATAGGCGGTTGTGCCCGAGCCGCATGTGGGATCGATCACCAAGTCTCCGGGATCTGTAGTCATCAATAGGCAACGTTCCACCACCTTTGTGTTGGTTTGCACAACATAGAGCTTTGGATCGCCAAATCCTGCCGTGGTGGTGTCGTCCCACTGATTAACAAGAGAGAAAACCCGGAAGTCGTCAAAAAACCGAACGTAACTTAGGGTGTTGCCCAATGCCATCAACCGGTCGGCCTTCTTGAGGTGCTCCATACCAACACGATTGGTTTTCCATCCTCCTTTGGTGGGTGTGTAGTCTCGACCATTGAGCTTCACCGGAAAGACAGTTGTTTGACCAACGCGGGTTGTCTGCGACGTCAGATTGTCAGCACGAAAAATGCGGGCACTGTCGTTTTCGGCATTCAATTCGCTTGGTCCAGCACTCCTTCGCGTTCCATCCGCATCTTGAATTCGGAAGTATGCTGAACCTCCAAGCCCATCTAGTGCCTTGAGGCGGTAGATTTGTCGATATTTGGAAACGTCCTTTTGCTTCGTATACCAAAGAAGATAGTTGTTGACGCTGGCTAACAAATTAGTTCCGCCGGCAAAGCTTCCGGCGCCCGAGGTCGTTCTGAATGCGATCTGCGACGCGAAATTCTCATCGCCAAATATTTCATCCATCAACGCGCGCACACGATGCACATTTTCTTCGCCAATCTGCACGAAGATTGAGCCGGAGTCGGCAAGCAATTCTCGCGCGGCAATAAGTCGATCGCGAAGATATGCGAGGTATGAATGTACGCCATTTTTCCACGTATCTCGAAAGGCGCGAATTACTTCTGGTTCTCGTGTTACACTTTCTTCTTTGCCTTCCCTTACATCGCGACTCTTTGTCGACGGCTGCCAGTTTGAATTGAAGCGAATCCCGTATGGTGGGTCCATGTAGATGCACTGCACCTTGCCTCGTAGGCCCTCCCGCTCGGCGAGCGACGACATAACCAACAGGGAATCGCCGAGGATCATTCGGTTCTGCCAGTTGCCCTCGTCGTGGTAGTAGCTCGCGGTCGCGTCCTCCTTCCAGCCTTCCGGCAGCCCATTGAAGTCGTGGAAGAAGTCGAATTGCGGCGTGCCGCCCTTGCTCCGTTCCTTCGTCTGCTTGCGCAAATCCTCAATGATCGCCTGCGGATTAATTTTCTCCTGGATGTAGATCGGAGGCGTATCGACCTCGAGCGGATCAGATTCAAAATCTTTCCCGCGCCAGACAAGCTGTGGATCGAGGTCGGGATTGCGCTTCCAGCGCAGCTTCTTGATCGCCTTGTCCTCGTCGGCGACGAGTTTCTGGTTCTCGGCGGTCGGAATATTCCTCCGCTTCGCCTCCTCGTGCTTGTAACTCTCGACGTCTGCCTCGGCGGCCGGTCCTTGTCGTTTTGCCCGTCTCGCCATCGCGATCCTCACACCATCGCCGGCGAGCGCACGAAGGCGCGCAGGCGATCTTCGATGTCATAGGGGATGTCGGTCAGTTCCAGGAACGCCCAGCGCCCGTAGCATCCGGCGTTGTTCACGGCCGGAATCCAGACCTTGCTCATGGTGTCGGCCTTGGCCGCGTCCTTGGCGTCGCGCTGTCCTTTTACCTCGACCACGAGATTGATCGGCTCCGCGCCGTCGTCGCGGAGGCGGATGATGAAGTCCGGCCGGTAGCGGTAGGTCTCGCCGCCGTACTCGTATGGCACTTCAAAGTGAAGACTGTGGTTCTTCACGTAGGACATGACAATGTCGCTCAGCTTTTCCAGCCGCTCGGTGAATCCCGCCTCCCAGTCGCGGTCGTAGACGACATAGTTGAGGTGCGAGAGTGTCGTCGGAATCAGCGTCTGCTTAGAGGTGGTGAAATCGACGTGGCGGGTCGAGCCTTCCGGATTGAACGGATTGACGATCGGCAGCAAACGCTCGCGCGATCCGTCGACCGAATCGGTGAGCGAGCCGACCAGCGCCGTATAGATGCGACCGACCGCGCGCAGCGCCAGCGGACGCCATTTCAAATACTGCTTGGGGGTCTTGCCCTTCGTCGTCAGGCATTCCCGGAACCACTGTTCGGTGATCCGTACCAGTTCGGGATAGCGCCAGACTTCGAGGTTGCCGTCCTGGTCGCGAAACTTCTCCCGCAGCAGCAGGCCAGCCACGTCGAAGGCGACCGACTTCAGCCGCAGCTTCTCAGCGTCCTTGCGCAGGTCGAAGGTAATCCCCTCGCCGATCAGCGGCTCGCTTTCGGTGACGTTCGGCACGTCGTCCGGCGTCAGCTCCATGGTGCTGTCCTTGGTGAACGCCGGCTGGAGCGGCCGGCGCGGGAACACCACGCGATATCCTTCGACGTTCGGGAAGCGGATTTCCCGCTCCTTCCTGCGCTCCTCCAGTGCCCGGACGCGGGTCACCCGCGGCGGCGGCGGGGGCGGTCCGTCCTTACCGCCCTGCGCGAACGAGAACGGGACGCCCAGCACCTCGGCGTATTCGGTCGGAAAGAAGCCGGTCTTCGGATCGACCTCGTACGAGACGCGCCGCAGCCCGCGCCCGACCACCTGCTCGCACAAGAGCTGCGTGCCGAAGGCGCGCACGCCCATGATGTGGGTCACTGTGTTGGCGTCCCAGCCTTCGGTCAGCATCGACACCGAGACGACGCAGCGGATGTTGGCGCCGAGCCGGCCCGCCTTGCCGATAGTGTTCATCACCTCGCGCAGCAGGTCGGCGTCGGTGATGTCGTCGATCGATTCGCCGCGCGCCTGCTTTTCCTTCTTGAATTCCTCGATCTCGCGCGCCGCAACCTTCCGAAAATCGTCCGAAAGCGCTTCGCCGGATTCAAGCTGCGAGCTATCGATCAGAAAGGTGCGGAAGCGGGAGCGCCAGCGGCCGTTTTCGTCGACGTTGGAGAACAGCGGCAGCTTCCCAGACACGACGCGCGTCGTTGCCTTGTCGCCCTCGCCTTCGGTCTTGTCGTAGCCGGAAATCCAGTCGTAGATGAGTTTCGAAGTGGACGTGTTGTTGCAGACGACGATGAACACCGGCGGCCGGCCAAGCTCCGGCACTGCCTCCCATTTCTTGAACATCTCGTCATAGTGCTTGTAGAGAGCTTCCATCGCCGCTTCGAGCAGGTGATGTGGCAGGCGGCTCGGGTCGTCCACCGCGCCTTGTGTGCGCCGTCCCCGCATCGGAAACGCGCGCGGATTTTCCTTGCGGATGACGTTGTAGACGTCGCGGAATTTCGGCAGTTCGCCCCTGATCGCGTCGTCCAGCACTGGCAGGCGCGGCACCTTGACGATGCCGCTCTCGATCGCATCGAGCAGGCCGAAATCCGACACCACCCAGGGAAACAGCTTGCCCTCGCCGTAGCCAGAACCCCGCAGGAAGAACGGCGTGGCGGACAAGTCATAAACGGCTTCGATGCCGGTCGTGGCGGTAAACGCTTCGATCCCGCCGATCCAGACATGGGCCGCCTTGTTGTTCTCGGCCGCTTCGGCGCGCTCCTCAGCCGTCATTGGCTGTGCATTATCGTCCTCCGGACGAACGTTATGCCGGTAGCAATGATGCGCCTCGTCGTTGAGCACGATGATGTTCTTTCGCCCCAGCAAGTCCGTGCCGCCGACGCGCGCAATCATTTCCCCGATAGTTTCGGTAAATTTCTTCTCGCCTTCGCGCCCGCCGAGGATTTGCCGATTGAGCTTGGAAACCTGCTCTTTCTCCTTCGGCATGAAAGTGTGATAGTTGGTGATGACGATCCGCGCCTTGCGCACAGCATCCATCAGGTCGTGCGGCACGAGATCGAGCTGCTGGTAGATGTTCTGCGGGTCCTGCGGCTTGAGCACGCGCAGGCGATCCTTGATCGTGATGCCGGGCGTGACGACGAGAAATGCGTCTGAGAAGTGCCTGGAGCCTGGCCGCCGCGCCCGGTTGACCGCGTGCCAGGCGATGATCATCGCCATCACCGTGGTCTTGCCGGCCCCGGTCGCCATCTTGCAGGCCAGACGATGGAGGCCGGGATTGGCTTCGGCATTGGCGTCCTCGATCTGCTTGCGGTAGGCCTTGGGCTCGACTTCGGTGAGCCAGATCAATGTCTCCACCGCCTCGCGCTGGCAGAAGAACAGCTTTCGCTCGCGGTCTTGGTCGCGCCAATGCAGCAGAAGGCGCTGCGTTTCGGGCGTCACTCCCCATTGGCCGGGCGGCAGGTCGCGCCACTGATCGACATGCTTGCGGATTTCGTTGACCAGGACGTTGGTCGTGACCGTATCCTCCAGCGCCAGCTCGCTCTGCTGCGGCCCCCGCCGCCGAGCCGCCGGCACCGGGACCACGTGGGCGCTCTCGCGCCGGTCCGGCAGCTTCTTACCGGTCGGCTGGCCGTCCTGATCCAGTTCGAAGTGCCACACGGGCTTTTCGAACGGTGCGTTAATGATGGGATTGTCAGTAAATGCCAATACGGCCTCCAGCCCGTCGGATACGGGGCTTATACGGCTAGGGTACAGCCCCAAGTTGGCAATGTCAGCACTGTGCCACGAATGCAATCGGTGAAGAGTCTGTTCGGGCAACCTTGTTGCGCAATCGTGTTGAGCTGCTAACCGCCAACGAGCAGCTCCGCTCCGTACCGAGAAAATCAAAAAACTCCGTTCAATCAACGCTCGTGTTGGATTCCGGTCGCTTCCGGTACTCCAAGTGATCTTGCGAAAGGTATGGAGATTCGGCTCACGAAAAACGACTCAATATCAATAGCTTACGAGTTCCGTACTAATTCCGCGCAGTCCGGAGGTTTGGAGAAAAACGGCCGGAGAGAGCGAATTTTGGGTCTCGGCCGGTGCGTCGCAGTCCGGAGGTTTGTGCGCGAAGCCCGTGGTTATTGGGCTTCTATGCGCGCTCGGAAGCCACCGGAGAATGTTGGAGGCGAACAGACTGGCGGAGAGGGAGGGATTCGAACCCCCGGTACGGTTGCCCGTACTCCGCATTTCGAGTGCGGCGCGATCGACCACTCTGCCACCTCTCCGTCGTCGCACGGGGCCTAAAGGCCCCAGCAACCGAGGCTATGTAGCCAACGGCAGGCGGCGAGACAAGCGCTCACCCCCCGCCGAGGTCGGCCGTCATTTTCTTGGCCGCTTCGCCGAGCCAACTGATCACCAAATCCGCCACCTGAAGGTTGTTCCTGTCCATCATCAGCATGTGGGTATTGCCCTTGTGGCCAGCCTCGGGCAGCAGCAGCAGCCTGGCGGAGCCGCCGGCGGCCTTGATCGCGTTGGTTGTCGCCACACAGCCGTTGCGGCGCTCGTCGCCGTTGGGTCCGGTCGCGCCCTGGCTGTTATCGCCCCAGACCGAGAGCATCGGCACCTTGGCGAAGGTCTTGGCCACTTCGTCGGCGGTGACCGGCGCGCAGTTGCCCTCGACATTGATGAACGCCCGCAGCTTGTCGGCACGTGCCCGCACGAGGTCCATGCCATAGGCGCCCGATTGCGAGTGCACCATCACAACCGCCGGACCGATCTTGTCGAGGAGCGCGGCCAGCGCCTTCACCGTGTTGGCGCCGCCGCCCGGCAGCGTCGCCTCAGCATTCGGCACGAGTTGCGAGGTGTATTGGTCGAGCGCTTCAAGCGGGAACTGCGAGCCGGGGAAGGGTGTCCCATAGGTCGCGCCGATCCGGAAGAAGATCCACGCGCGCTCGCGCGGGGCGATCTGGATGTCGGGCAGGGTCTTGAGGTCGAGCTCGCCCGCCCGCGCGCGGTTGATCGGCGTCGGGTCGAAGCCGGAACGCCCGCGCCCGGAATGGTCGATGACATAGACCGGGAACCCCTTGCGGGCGAAATAGGTGGCCCAGCCTTCGCGTCCGTCAGGCGTGGTCTCATAGGTCGCGCCGGTATGGCCGGAGCCGTGCACCATGACGATCGCCGGGCCGGTCACCGTCTTCGGAATCCGAAACTGCACATACATCTGGCCGGTGGTAATGTGGCCGGGCTGCATGACACCGCCGACGGCCGTGCCGGGATGGCTCGACATGGTGAGCTGGCCGTTGACGAAGAAGCTGCCCTCGTCTGCGAGCTCCAAGGGCCCGCCGAGCGAGCCGGCATTTGCCGTTGCAGACATTGCCAGGAGCAAGGCCGCGGACCAAGCTGCGCATGAGTTGCTGGCGTTTCGATCGATGCTGGTCATGACAACCTCCCTTAGTTTTTGATCATTGCAGGCAAAAGCGCGGGCTCACGAGAGCGCTTGGTGGGCCGCACCCTCAGTCCAGATTCGGAACCAGCTTCTTGATGGTTTCGACCATGGCCGGCGGGGTCTCGTAGAGATTGGCGATGAGCCGCTCCAGATGCTGCGGCGGACGATAGGCCATGTCGAGCTTCATCTTCTCCGCCTCAGCCAGCAGCTCGGGATCCTTGACGGCGTCGGCGATGGCCTTGCGCATCAGCTCGACCCGGTCCTTGGGCACGCCGGGCGGAAAGACGTAGGGCCGACCGAATTCGACGCTCGAAAAGACGAACCGCATGAGCTGACGCTGTTCATTGGTCTTCGCGTGATCGAAGATGGACGCCAATTCCGGACGGTCCGGGAGGATCGCCTCCTCCACGCGGAACAGCATGCGCAGCCTGCCCTCGCGGAACAGCCGATCGAAGCTGCGGAACTGGCTATAGGACGAGCAAACTCCCTGAAGCTCGCCGCGCTCGATCGCAAGCAGCACATCCTGCGCCGCCTTGTATCCCTCGATGATACGAAACTTGGTGCCGAGCACGTGGTTGAGTACGGTCGGCACGATGCTGAGCGTCGATGCGACGCCCGATCCGCCAACGATCAGCTCGTGCGTGAAGATATCCGCGGCCGTCTTGACCGGGGCCGTCGTCCAAGCCGTGCAGATGCGGCCGGGAAACGACGTCGCGCCGAGCCATTGGAAGCGTCGCGGGTCGGCCTCGATATTGGGCTGGCCCATCAACGCCTGACTCGGGAAGTTGCGCGAGAAGGTGCCGATGACCGTCCCGTCGCGGGGCGCCTGCGCGTAGACGTAGTTGGCGGCGGCGACGCTGGCGGCGGCCGTCATGTTCTGCACGATGACAGAGGGTTGGCCGGGAATGTGCCTGCCGAGATAGCGCGCGAGCAGGCGCCCACCCACGTCGTGGTCATTGCCCACCGGGTGTCCGACGATCAGACGAATCTGTTTGTTCTTGTAGAATTCCTGCGCGCCCTGCCCATGGGCGCCGAATGAAACGCCGCAGGCCAAAGCGACCGCGGCCGTCCACCTCCATGCATTCGCCGTCATACGGGCCTCACTGAGGCTTCGATCATGCCAGGCAAATCCGCGGCCGGCCAGACCATAGCCACTGCAGACTAGGAACGAGCTTCTTGACCGCGTCCACCACGCCCGGCGGGGTCACACATCGACAAGCGTCTCGGCTTGCGCTCTTAATGCCAATCGCGGGTTGCATCCCCGTCCCGTCCTGCGGGTTGAACTCTTGCATTCGCATGGTTTAGCGCATGGTTTAGGCCACCCCGCCGGTCACACGGAACGGCGCGCGAGCGCGGACCGGGGGTGACCTCGGCCCACGCTCCGTACTATCCTTGGTCGTTTTCGTCACCTCATCCGGAGGCCCATGGCAAACCAGG